ATATTCAATTAGAGGTTGATTTTGTTGATACAATTAGAGATTGTGTGAGGGTTTTATAGATATCTTTTATAACCTTGAAATACTAGTTATAGTTGTATACCAGTACAGGTTGAAAAAGATATAAAAAGATATTTGTGAATAACTTTATTTTTAGCTTGACTTTTCTTGTGAAATATGATATAGGAACAAAGGGGGAACACCATGAGCCATAGGGGGTGGGTGGGGTATGTATATAGTGCTTACACAAAATTAGAGAATTGGTTTGTAAACTAGATAGAACTCGCCCAGCTACAAAGATTCGTATAGAGACTTGCTATATTTCTGGACTGACCCAGATAGAGATAGGTGCTTCACCCTCTGGAGAGACACTAATTATATTATACACCCTCTTCTGCATTTGTCAACTCTAAATGAAAATAAATGTTGTCAACTAGCTGTAAACTTGTTATAATAAAAATATGGTTAATAATTATTTACCTTCATTAGATAATAAAAGGAAGTTGACAGAACAACAAGAGAAGTTCTTAGGTGCTTTAGCCACAGATGCTAAAGGAGATATTAACAAAGCTTTGGATATAGCAGGTTACAAACCAGGAGCTTCATCTTCAGTAATAAATAGTCTGAAAGATGAGATTGTAGATGTCGCCACAAAGATTCTCGCAAAGTCTGCACCACAAGCTTCCCAGAAATTAGTCGAGATATTAAATAGTGATGACCCTATACCACAGGTCAATGCGAAACTTCAAGCAGCCCAAACCTTGTTAGACAGAGTTGGTGTTGCTAAAAGAGATAAGCTAGATGTTACACATTCATCTGATAGTGGTATATTTATATTACCACAAAAGAAACCAACAATAGAAGCTGAAGAAGCAGAGGTTATAGATGAGACGAAGGAATAGTTCTACTATACCATTTGGTTATAAGTTATCAGAAGATAACAAAACCTTAGAGAAAGTTGATAAAGAGATATCAGCTTTAAATGAAATTAAAGATGGTGTTAAAGCTGGTGCTTTTTCACTAAGAGGTGGTGTTGAAATTTTACAACATCAAACAGGTCGCAAGTTATCTGCTATGGGATTAAAGAAAATAATTGATAGAGATGATTTAAAAGAACAACCAACTGGATTATTAAGTAGAGATGACACGACAGTATAATTATAGCTTTGAACAGAAAGCCAAGATAGCATCAAGGAAAGCTGTCAAAGAAAAAGAAAAAGAAATTAAAAAATTAAAAAAGAATTTAGAAAATAAGACTACAAGACTTAAAGCAAGAAAAGAAGCTTTAGGTGTAGTTCAAAGAACTGAGAATGACAAGGTATCTAAAAAAGGTACAGTCATGGTAGAAAATCAATATGATGCTCTACCTAAAAAAGTAAAGAATCTATTAGAAGAAGAAAAAGAAAGAATAGTATTTAAACCTAACGCAGGTCCACAAACAGAATTTCTAGCTGCAGGAGAGCAAGATGTTTTGTATGGAGGAGCTGCTGGTGGTGGTAAATCATACGCTATGTTGGTTGACCCATTAAGGTTTATGCACATCAAAGAACATAGGGCTTTGTTATTAAGAAAGTCCATGCCTGAATTAAGAGAACTAATTGATAAATCAAGAGAGCTTTATCCCAAAGCATTTAAAGGTGCTAGGTTTAGAGAAGTAGAAAAGATTTGGAAATTTCCTTCAGGAGCAACATTGGAGTTCGGTTATCTGGACAGAGATGCTGATGTGTATAGGTACCAAGGTCAATCCTACACATGGATTGGTATAGATGAATTAACTCAGTATCCTACAGAGTTTCCACTCCAGTATTTGCAATCACGATTGAGAACAACTAATAAAAATATACAATGCTACATTCGGTGTACTGCAAACCCTGGAGGAGTTGGAGGAAGTTGGGTTAAGAAAAGGTACCTAGACCCAGCACCTCCTAACGAAAGTTTTAAAGGTGAAGATAAGATTACAAGAAAATTTATTCCAGCTAGACTAGATGATAACCCATATCTAGCTGAAGATGGTAAGTATGAACAGATGTTAGCATCATTACCTTCTGTTCAAAAGAAACAATTACTAGATGGTAACTGGGATGTTTCTGAAGGTGCTGCCTTTACAGAATTTGAATATGATAAACATTGCATAGACCCATTTGATATTCCTAAGACTTGGGAAAGAATAAAAGGAATTGACTATGGTTATGCTGCAGAGTCTGCTGTCATATGGGGAGCATTAGACCCACAAGATGAAACATTAATTATTTATAGAGAGTTATATCAAAAAGGTTTGACAGGAGCAGACTTAGCTAAAAGAATTTTTGAATATGAACGAGAAGATAAACTGTCTGTTAGAGGTGTCTTAGATACTGCAGCTTGGGCGAGGACTGGAACAACAGGACCAACAGTAGGAGAAGTATTAACTATGGCTGGTCATAAACTTAGAAGAGCTGATAAGAATAGAATACAAGGCAAGATACAAATACATGAAAGATTAAAATTAAATCCTAAGGGTAGACCTAAATTACAAATCTTTAAATCATGTCCTAATCTAATAAGAGAATTACAAGGTATACCTATAGACCCAAACAAACCTGAGGATGTTGATACTAAAGCTTCAGACCATGCATATGATGCTTTAAGATATTTAATTATGTCAAGACCAAGAACTATTACTGCTTATGAACATATGAGACAAATTAAAAAGTGGACACCTTCTGACCCAACCTTTGGATACTAATGCCGACATATACTTTTAGAAATAAAAAAACTAATGAACAATATAATGAAATAATGTCGTATGATGAATTACAAGAATATATTAAACAAGAACATATTGAACAAGTATTTAAAATAAATCTATATAGATATTCAGATAACAATGGAATTAAAGACCAAGAAACGGCTTGGTTAAAAGACCCAGAAGTACATGGTAATGGTAAATTTCAACCTTATGGTAAAGTGAAAACTGCTGATGACAATCATAACTATAAAGTTCTAAAAGATAAAAAACATTTTGGGGAGAAAATATGATAAAGAGAAAAATAAAAATAAACCCTAGAGCTAAAAGAGAAATAGATAGATACCCTCTTGTTTCTGTCTATTGGTTAGATATTTGTTCCGACCCAGCTTGGCAATCATTAGAAACTTGTAAGAAAGCAAAGCTTCCTATATGTGTAACGAAAGGACATCTGTTAACACAGAAGGGTGGTATTACTAGGATATTCGGTGATTATTCATTGAAGAATGAAGATACAGGTACTATAGATGAGATAGGAAACACAACTATAATTCCAAATAGTGTTATAGTTGATATCAAGAAAATAGTTGACAAGAAGCGATAATAAGTGTATTATTATAGTTATTGATATAAAGGAAGTTAATTTATGGAAATTAAAAATAACATGGCTTCTCAGATAGACTCAAGTGCAAAGTCTGAAGAGGAGATGAATATTGAACCTTTAGTTGCAGAGATTCAAAATAAATTTCAAATGTCTTCTGATAAAAGAAGAGATGATGAAAGTAGATGGTTACAAGCTTATCATAACTATCGTGGACAGTATTATAAAAATATTCACTTTACGCAACATGAAAAGTCAAGAGTCTTTGTTAAAGTAACTAAGACAAAAGTTTTAGCAGCTTATGGTCAAATTATAGATGTACTATTTAGTACAGGTAAATTTCCATTAGTTATTCAAGAAACAAAAGTTCCAGAAGGCATAGCTGAATATGCTCATATGAATCCCATGAAAGAAAAAATGGGAGATGCAAATATGGAACCAACACCTTCAATAGAAGGTAATTTAGAATACACTCCTGGTCAACCAATAACAGAAGATTCATCTGATTTAGGTTATGCAGGTGATGGAAGAACTTTAGCACCAGGTGCTACATTTGATTCATTAGGTTCTAAATGGTTAGGTGGACTAGAAGAAAAATATAAAGAAGCAGATTTAGATGAAGGTCCAGCAGTACTTCCAGAATTTCCACAAATTAAACCAGCTCAAATTGCTTCAAGACAATTACAAAAATTAGTTGAAGACCAATTAGAAGAATCAGAAGCAAATATTATTTTAAGAAATGCAATATTTGAATCGTGTTTATTAGGTACAGGAATTATTAAAGGTCCTTTTACTTATAATAAAACATTACATAAATATAATTTAACAGGTAATGGTAATGCAAGAGATTATGCACCTGAGTTTGTTAAAGTACCTAAGATAGAATTTTGTAGTATATGGGATTTTTATCCAGACCCTAATGCTAGAAGTATGGATGAATGTGAATATGTTATTCAAAGACATAGAATGAACAGACATCAATTTAAAGATTTAATTAATAGA